AATTGAAAGCAATGTATTTCTTACTTCACTAATTTTTGTTACTTTCATTGTTCTCAAAATTTAAATAAGCATTTGGAGTTATTTTTAACATTTCAAAAATCAAATGTAACTTCAATAATTTCTTCCATTCCTGCCCTTTTTTGTAATTCCTTTATATCCTCTTTTGATAATCCGGAGTTAATAACGGTAAGGATATTTTCCAAATCGGATGTTTCAAAGTATCCATTTTTAATCGCCTTTAACAGCACGATTTTTGTTTCTCTACTGATTTGTATTTTCTTATTCATCATTCAAATTATTTGTCAGTTCATTTATTAGTATATCCAATTGTTCATCTGTAATGCAATTGAGGTCAATTTGAGCCGTTACAGCCTGCATTTTTGGTACAGTGTATTGCATTAGCCTTTCAAGTATCAAAAGCCTGTCCTTTGGCTCTAAACGCTTCAAATCCTTTTCAATTTGCCGCCGGTTTTTATCAATCAATACTGACAACCAAGTTTTCATCTCGGTTGTTACCTTGTTTGGCGTGCCAGCCAACCGCCCGCCTGTTTTTGCCGTTCCTTTCTCTCTACTCATATCGTTTCTATTTTATTCTATTTCAGAATGAATTTTATTAAAACAGCGTTACCGATTCAGTAACCGGAATAACTTACCGGTAAAACTTCACAGCCTCAACGACCTTTTTGTCTAATTCTAAAATACAGTCGTTTTTTGCCGTTATACCGATTCTTTCCTTGCAAGCGGATGTCACTGCCTGTTTTATGTCAAACGATTGCTTTCTTGTCAATATGCCGTTTCTTTGGGCTTCCTGCATTTGACTTATAAAATTAAGCTCGCCGCCTGCCATATCCACTAACGCCAAAACCCCTAAATTGTATAAATCCGTTTTTGTTCTCATTGCTTCAAAATTAAATGTTATGTCGTTTAGTTTTTGAATATTAAAATAATTGTCTTTCCATTTGTCTATTACGTCAATATAAAACTTTTCACCATAAATCAGTGAAGCCGTCACTCGCTCCACGTTAAACGCTTTTGGCAACCGTTTTGTATATCGCTGTTCATACCTCAATACGTTTCTATCTTGGTATAACTCAGGTATTGGTTGCCTTTTTACTGTTTGTTCTTTGACTTTATCATAAAAAATCAACAATCCATTACTTTGATAGTAATATATCGTTTCAATCTTTCCAATATCATTTGTTACCGGCGACCGCCAGCCATTTTTCAATTTTCCAAAATGATTGTAATAATTTTCTAATTGCTGCTTTACAATAAAATTTTGTGCAACGTCCAAACGTGAAACAGTCGCTTTCTCAATCGGCAAATGCAATGTATCGGATAACTTTTCAATTGCTCGCTTAGTGTCTCCACGTCCCAACGTCTGAAAATTATCACCCAAATAATATTTGCATAGTGAACCGCTCAAATTTATGCCGCTGCGTTTTGCCATTACTTTAAATTCATCATTCAAAAATCCATACAAAACAATTTCACCATCAAAACTATTTTCATTTTTTACATCAAAATATTGTGCCGTTTCACTCAAAAAATCTATGTCAGGGACATCAAAATTTCTTAATTTCAAAATCAAATTGTCATACATGATTTAACATTTAATTTTAACAAACGTTACTGATTTAGTAACCGGTAACAACTTATTATTGGGAAACGTGGAACAATCCCTTTTTTTTCATTTTTAAATTGTTCCACGCTGTTAAAATTTAACATTTCAAAAATGTTTTCTGTTACTAATTTGGTAACGCTATTTTTCATATTCATTTTTTTTCTGTTACCGATTCAATAACCGACTTTCTTTTTAACTCTGAAATTTCATTGTCAAGTTCGCCATCGCTTAACATTTGCCAAATATTGATACGGTTGTTTTTTTGTCCACGTGCAATAAAAATTTCAAGTTCGGTATAATCTGAATTAAAGATTATCAAAATACAATCCAACGTACCTTTTACATCACCATAAGCAAACGGTAAGGTAATATCGGGAACATAAACGCTACTGATATTTTTTCCTTTATTGGATGTAACTACTTTGTCCGCTTTTCTTTTAGCATCTAATTTGAAAGTATCCGGAACGTTCCCAAAGTAAATAAACAATTGCAATAATTTATTTCTCATTTCTTCAAATTCATTATAGCTTTGTGTGGATGCTATACAATCCATTCTTGTTTTACTTTTACATTCGGGCAAATGTGCAAACTTATAATAATCAATTAAAATCATTTTGCACCCCCTTTCTTTGCTTTGACTGATGCGATGTAATTTTCCGCTTCTGATTCAATTTCATTGGATGTTTTAATCCTGTTTTGTAACATCCACGATTCAATTTCTGATTTTTTGAAATAGGTATTTTTCCCACCCTGACTTTTCCAGTGCGGTATCTCTTTTGATGAGCATTTTTTATATAAATGGCTCATACTTAGCCCTGTTAATAGGGCTACATCTCTCATTGTAAGGACGTTTTTTGCTGACAGAATCATAAGGCTTTTCAGTTCTTGTAATTCTAATAGAATCGTTTCTTCCATTTTTTTAATAATTAATGGAATGAAATACCGGTGAGACCGGCGGTCGTATTCCCAAGCAGGGCGATTGTATTTCCGTTGTGAAAACGGACTAAGGAAAGTATTTTGTTTTATGGCTTTTGTTGTGAAATGACCATAAACAACGCCACAAATGTAATATTATTTTTTCAATAACAACAATAAACAGAATAAAATTAATTGTTTTTTTTATCTTTTTTTAATCCGTTATAACTGTCTTACTCGTTAATACTCGGAATAAGATTTACCGCTTCTTGTTTTTTCTTGTCTAATACTTTGGCATAAACCTGAGTAGTTGATAGTTCTTTATGTCCTAACAGCTTGGAAACGGTGTAAATTTCAGCTCCTAAATCCAACATCATAACTGCAAATGTATGTCTCCCTGCATGAAACGTTAAATCTTTTGTTATGCCTGAAAGCAACGCCCAACGCCTCAACTCTAACAATGTTTGTGAATTGTACTTAAATCCGGCAAACACTCTATCTGTGTTTTTTCTCCGGTCTCCTAAATATATTTCTGCCTGTAAATTAATATCTAAATATTCCTGTCCGCCTGTCTTTTTCTGCTTAAATATGATTCTTGTTTGAGTTCCAAATTTTTGTACTTCACTCCAAGCCATTTTCTCAATATCGCTTTTTCTTAATCCTGTCAAACAACTAAACAGAAATGCCCGCTTTAATACAGGGTATTTACATTCCGTTTTAGACATTTTCTTAACCTCATCAAATGTTAGGTATGTCCTTTCTGTTTCTTCATCTTTGAAGCCTGAAACGCCACGTAATGGGTTAATAGGTATTATTCTATCCTCAAATGCTTTGTTTATACACGCTCTTAATTTGTTGAAATATGATACTTTGGAATTTTGGGATAGTGGTTTTGCTTCTGCTAAATCGTTGTTTTTTCTTTTATAAGCATCTTTTGCAACGTTATCTAAATAGTCCTTAAAGCCTTCTACCCAATCGGTTGTAACGTCCTTAAATGTGGTTTTATCGCTGCAATATCTTTCAAGATGTTTCAGGCAACTATACCAATTGCCCCAATTTCCTCTACTTTCCGTTATTCCTTGTCTTTCATCGCACATCTTTCTGTAATAGTCAAGAAAATAGGTATCCATTTTGAATTGACTTAAAAAACTATATTCACCTGTTTGTAACTCTATTTGCCGTTTGGCTTTTATGGCTTGAGCCGTTGCTAACGTTTTCCGGTTTTGTTCTTTGTCAATCGGTGTTTTTCCTTGTGTTATGTAGAGTTTCAAAAACTCGTATTGACGTTTTCCGTCCCTGTAAATATCCAAATACAGACTTTTATTTCCATTTGTCAATACCTTTTCTCTTAACCTTACAGGCTCTTTTTGGGTATTTGTAGTAGATTTCTTCTTTGCTTCCATATCTTTTGTTGTATTTTTGTTACTTCTGTTACTTTTTTTTCTTTGAGTAACAAACCAGCAACAAAAATACAACTAAAAAACGATATACAAAAGAAAAGAAAGAAAATATTTGCTAAACATCTGTATTTTTGGAAATGATTGTAAATAAGCGGTTTTATTTTCTTTTATTAGTGTTTTTTTTGCCGTTGTTTTCAGTAACAATATAAGGCTTCATTTTCCTATACAAAACTTCCTAAAAATCTCCCCCAACACATCATCCGTCGTGATTTCTCCCGTAATTTCCCCAAGATAGTGCATACACTCGCGAATGTCCTGCGCAATGAAGTCGCCTGAAAGATTGGCTTTCAAACCGTCTTTCACCCGTTCGATTGATTCAAGGGCTTTGGATAAAGCTTCGTAATGACGCAGGTTGGTGACAATCACATCGTCGGTATTCAGTTCGGGCAGGTTAGCGGCTTTCAGTAAAGCTTTTTCTAATTTCTCTGTGTTCTTTTTGTATTTGGCAGATAGATAAATGCGTTCGGCAGGGACGTCCGGCAGAAATTCTTCCTCAAGAATCTGTTGTTCTTCCGGACTGATTTTATCAATTTTGTTGAAAACAATGATTAATTTCTTACGTTTGGTGCCCGGAATGATTTTGTCGGCAATGTATTCGATTTCTGCATTAAAATGGGTCGTGTCAATCATCCATATAATAATCGAAGCCCGGTCAATTTGCTTGAATGTCCTGTTAATTCCCATTTTTTCCACTTCATCGTTGGTGTTTCTGATACCTGCCGTATCAATAAAACGGAAAGAAACTCCCTGAATGTTAATGACGTCTTCAATCGCGTCGCGGGTTGTGCCGTGAATTTCAGAGACGATGGCTCTGTCTTCATTCAGCAACAGATTGAGTAAGGTTGATTTACCGGCATTTGTTTCACCGACGATGACAACCGGTATGCCGTTTTTCAGAACATTCCCAACACTGAAGGAA